TCAGCCATCCCTTGTTCATACGGACTTATAGGGCCTACTATTCCTTTTCCCTCTAATTCATCCTTTAATCTTTTATGTTCAGCTAAAGCTTTTAGAGCATTTTCACTTCCAGTTCCACCATAAGCATTCATTAATGCTTTTCTTTCACGAGAGCTTCCAGGAAAAATATTTCCTTTTTCTCCAAATCCTCTCATTGGATTACTAGTATCAATAACTGGTAAATTACCTTCTGTCATAGCAATAGGATTTATTTCTTTAGGTCTAGCCATTAATGGACTTAATGGTCCTCTACCTCTTAATAGTTGAGCCTCACTAAGATTTTTATAATCTTTCATGGCTTGATCTGGATCATAACTTTTTGCCATATTTTTTCTCCTTCATTAAAAATAGGGAGACCCATAAGAGCCTCCCTACTTTAATTTTATTCGAGACCGTAGATAGCACCGCAACCTTTAGGATTACGAACTTCCAGAGTGAATTCTTCAACCATCATACCAACAGTTGAGTCACCCTTCTGGCCTACGTCTACTTCTTGCAGAGGACGCAGAGTAGCAATATTGAACCACATTGGATCATAAATCAATGCTGCAAAGTCAGCTACATCAGTAGTAGCAGCAAGGTTTGCAGGGGTAGCGTTTGAGTTAATAAACTGTACGCTGTTTGAAAGACCCATAATGTAGTTAGGAACTACCATAATATCACCAAAGTCAGACATATATACGTCTACTGACTGGCGAAGCTTACCTTTTTCATCAAGATTACGGCGTACGCCTGAATCACCAACCATTAGGTCAGAGAAATCACGGCGCAGTTTTGGTGACAACATAATGCTAGTTGCCTTACCGCCTTCCTGATAAATCTTCTGCATAACTTCATCAATATCAGACAGTGCTAGTGAACCATTAGTAGGAGCAGCAGTAGTAGTTAGCGAAGAACGTACTACGGCAGTACCGTCTGCAGTTGTTGCAGGGGCTGCCCACTGACCAGCATAGTTAACAGTGTTAGCTGAGTTAATGAAAGATTGGAAACCACCAGCAGAACGAGCAGTGTTACCTTGTGAACCTACAGCAGAGGATACGTTGAACGAATGAACCATGTCATGTTCTACGTCACGGCGAAGTTCAGTACCACGCTTTTTAAGCTGATAAGCATATTCATCAGCAATACCAGCCTGATCTACTGCACGGCGTGTGCCTGATACAGCAATAGTCTTACCATTAATCTGGGTATAGTTACCAAGACGAGTACGGGTTGGACCACTCTCAGCAAACTTTGTGCCTACTGCAGGAGTTGCGGTTGCACCACCTGAAGCTGGTTCAAGGTAGTCTTGGCCTTCTGCAATACGAGAAGAACCAGGAGCTTCGAGAGTGTCAGTTTGCCATTCGTGATAAATAGCAGTTGCCTTTGTTTTGCCAATAGATGCAATGAAAGGAGTTTCATCACGAGTAATCATCGTGATAAAGTTGGCAAGATCCTCACGCTGTGAGACGTCTTTGCCAGTTCCGCGAGCAGGACCTGCTGGTCCACCAGTGCCGCGTACACCAAGAGTTGTAGTCATATTAAGTTACCTCCAACGGTACTAAAGATTTAAAGAGCGTTCAGCAAGCCCCCGTAGGAAATCCATTTGTTCAGCTTCACTAGCCTCTCCACTAAGCGCACGTTGTCTTGTTTTTTCACTAGCCTCAACTTTCTTTTTAGTTACAGACTTAGCTTTTTTAACAGGTGCTCTTTTAGTAGATGCGACTTTTCGTTTTGCTTGACCTTTCGTAACGCCTTGTTTAAGGCGGCGATAGTCATCAACAAACTTAACAATAATTGGATCTGCAATTGTATCTAAGATTTCAGGTGCAATACCTTCTTCTATTGCAAATTCACGAATAGCCATAGCCGTTTCTTCATTAAAGTCAGGAATCATTGTTGGAATTGTTTCATTAAAGTAATTCACTTGTTCTTCCCAGGCTTTATTTTGTTGGGTTTCCATTTGAGACTCTACTGTCTTAACAATATTTTCTCTTTTATTTCTGGCATCCCAATAACGTTTTTGCGCTTGTTCGCGTTTATCCTTAAGATCGTTAACTTCATAGGTATCACCTTCTTCTCTAGCCTTTTCAATTTTAGCTTCGATATCATGATACTGTTTAGCAAACGCTTGTTCTTCTGAATATAGGACAGCGGCAGAAGCCTTAGTAACATTTTCAATATCACTTAGCTTAGCTTGATATTCTTCTTCCGCTTGTTTTCTTGCTTCACCTAATTCACGACCCTTCTTTGAAAGATGTTGTTCAGTAGAGTAACCTTTTATAAGATCACCAAAGGATACTTCCATTTCTTCACCGTCAATTTTAACGGCTACTTTAGCATCCAAGTCAAGATCGTCCGTAGAAAAAACTTCAACATCTTGGGTAGACTCGTCATCCTCATCTGATGTTTTTTCTTCTTCGTCTTCTACTTCCTCTTCAACTTCTTCAGTATCGTCTTCCTCCAACGCTTCGGGTTCGTCTTCGTTGGATTCTTCCGTGTCAACTTCAGGGATTTGTTCATCGGGTAGAGATTCTTCATCTAGGAACTGTGTGTTCCGAAGAATGTCAGCCAACAAAGCCTCTTCCGTACGACCACCACTAGCTACAGAGTCATCCACTTGGGTAGAGTCTGTTGTTGCTTCGGTATTACTCATTTAAGCCTCCTTCTTAGTATTAGGTTGCTTATCTTTGGGAGCATAATGCTTCTTAAGATTAATAAGAGTTTCTAGTGTTCCTGCATTAATCTTGCATTTGCCAGCACTCCGCATTGAATCATATTCTAAGAGATTAATCATCTCGTCAATGTTAGTGCTTAGTTTTTCGTAATCAATTTGCCTCATTGTTGTCCTCCTGGATATGGGGAATATTCTTCCCATACATTTCAAAACTCATCATCTTTTCTTTTACACTGCCTAATGCCATAGCCGCAGCATAAAGAAACTCTCTAGATTTAGTTTCGTGAGGGTCTGTCTTTAACCACTCTACAAAATAATCTACAAGTACTTCTCCATACGCTTCATCAAAAAACTCATCCCTTTCTTTGGCAGCGAAGTGACCCTTAACATGAGCCCTTCGCGCCAATTCTTCAGGATGAATTTTATGTTTACCGTAGGATTTATTATTACCCAGCCTCTTCTCGGCTGACTCGCGGTATTTATCCATAATTTATCCTTGTTGTATAATTTGTCTTGCAAGCATAATAATCTGATCATAATTAGGATGTTCAGGAAGTTCGGCTCCTTCTTTAGTTGCTTTAACTGTAAGATCAGCCCACTCTTGAAAATGCCTATCAATTGATACTGCAAGCTGTCTAGCGTTATCATCCAAAGTATTTTTAGATTGAGCGTTAGTATAGCCAACGTTTGCTTCTGCGAGAGCTGCATCAGCCTCTAGCTTACGTTGAGCAACAGCTTGTTCTGCTTGTTGTTTCTGAGTTTGTTCTTCAATAGCCTTTGCTGCTTTCTCTTTAAACTCAGGAGTAGTATAGTCTTCTAAAAAGTCATTACTATCTAAGTTCATAGATTCAATAAGTTTAGTAGCAAGAACTGCAGGGGCTTCTGTCTTAATAACAATACCTGATCCTTGTTGATTTAATGCAGGAAGTATTTCTGCACCTATCTTACTTAACTTTTGAATCATATTAGAGTTAGAATTTTCACCAATATCTAAGAGTATCTCAACATCCATTTTAGAAGGTAACTCTGAAATATTAACAGAGCCATACATTCCATCCTGATAATAAGATTGTTTACCTTTCATCTTAGAGCGCATGGTTTCATAAAGACCAGCAACAAGCCGCTTGAATCCAGTTTCCGCAAATCTACGCGCGATATGCTGGATTCTTTTCTGTGCAGCGGATTGCACAGCCGATAACTTTTGTTCAGAATTACCTGATACATAAAGTGTATCGTTTAACCCTTGGGCTGCCTTTGACATTCCTGTTGCTTGTTCTTTAATCATTTGTAAATGAGTAAGCAAAGGAACTGTGCCTGTAGATAGAGCTTCAGGAGGCATTGATTGTACTGCTGCAGCAGGATTTCCATTAGTAGGAATAATCTGCTTAGGCTTCATATTTTGCAATGCACTAAAGTCTACTACGTTTGGATCTGCAAGCTTTGGAGAATAGTTAGTAAGATAAGTATTCTCAACAAAACCTCTAAGGATTGCAGTAGAAGCAAGGGTAGAGCTTCTTGCAAAGTCTGCCATTGATAGTCCATAAAACTCATGAGGAATATCAATAGGAACAATCGATGCAATAGGAATCATCTCACAATCTTCTTCCCAAAGAATGTGATTGCCTGCAGTAATAATATGCTTTAGCTCTGCAATACCATCACCATCTCTATCTACTCTAATCCATGATTCAGTTACAGTAACTTCTGAGTTTGCTTCTAGAGAATAAACTCCTTCTGAGTTCATTCCTTGCCAGTAGGTCTGTCCTACAATTTCTTTTCTAGCAGCAATCTCTTCGCTGTAAGGCGAGTTACCTAACCAATTAGTATCTACCCCAAGCT